ATGGTAATGGTAAAGTAGACTTTGGTGATACTTGGCTAGGCGATCTTTTGGGCTTTGATTCAGGCGGTGTTGGTAGAAATACTGGGCCTGATCAAAGTGACAGCTTCAATGGGGCACGTCGTGTAGGTGGTACAGGTAAGTTAAGTCATAAATCATTAAGAGACTTTTATAGTGACTCAAGCTTAAAAAGCCATGCATTAGGCACAGGTGGTAAACAAACAGGTGGTAGCTCTAGCTCTGCTCCCGCTATGGACTCTAAAACAGCCAACAAAGCTTGGTTAGATGCAACGAAAGCTGTTGAAGCATCTAAGAGTAGTGACGATCCCGGGGCATGGGCAAAAGCTATTAAAGCACAATCAGAGGCAAGTAAAGCATTTACAAAAGCCAAGCAAAAAGAAACAGGAAAGTATGGTTTCTTTGGTACCTCTAAAAAACCTGACGATTAAAAATAGTGACTAGCGGTATTAATCCGAATATCATATAATAATAAGGCTACCCAGCTTCGGCTGGCCCCAACATAAGGAGTAAAAAATGTCGGAAGCCCAACAACTTGTAGAAACTGATTCAGCTTCACACTTGCGTAATCGTAATCGTGTTGCTAGAGATGAGGCAGAATTAAAAGAACTAATTAGAAAAGCACGTGGTGAGCCAGATGAAGCAGAAGAAAGCGTTGAAGCTTCAGAGTCGGAACCCAGTAGCGAGAGCGTTGAGGACACCTCAGTTCAGAATGAGAGTGTACCAGAACAAGAAGCAAAAGATGATGCACCAGAAGCCGAAGCACCCAAAGAGGATGATGACGCAGGATTAAGTGCAGAAGAAAAAAGCTTTAAGAAGCGCTACTCTGACATCCGTAACTACATGCAAGAGAAAGATGCAGAACATAAAACTGCATTAGAAAAGCTACAGAAGCAATTAGAGTTAGCTACTAAGAATGAGCTTGTACTACCTAAGTCTGAAGACGAAGTAGAAGCTTGGGCTAAGAAGTATCCAGATGTTGCAGGTATTGTAGAAGCTATCGCTGAAAAGAAAGCTAATGAGCGAGCATCTGAATTAGATGGACGTTTAAAAGAGATCGAGGAGTTGCGCACTACAGCTAAACGCGAGAAAGCTGAAGCTGAACTAGCTGCACTACATCCTGACTTTGTAGACATCCGTGCAGATGATGCATTCCATGAGTGGGCCTCTAAGCAGCCTAAAGTGGTACAGGATGCTTTATATGAAAACGCAGAGGACGCTAAGTCTGTAGCCCGTGTAATTGACCTATATAAGTCAGACAAGGGTATTACAGCTAAAAAAGCTCCTACATCAGATAAAGGTGCCGCAAGCTCTGTAAAGAGTAAACGCTCAGCAGCACCAGAAGCAGACGATGCTTCAACTTATTTGCGTGAATCTCAGGTAGCAAAGATGCCCATCAAAGAATATGAGCAGCGACAGCAAGAGATTCTAGATGCCCAGCGCAAAGGCAAATTTATTTACGACATGACAAAAAGATAATTGACATTCGTTTAGTTGTAGATAAAACTATAGCATATACACAATATAAAGTGTGTATGCTTTTCACTAAGCACTAGCCACATCAAAGAACTACCTCAACATATAGGCCCAGCGCAGATAGGGAGGCCACCCTTAAAGCAATGCTGACTACCCTAGTATGAAGAGCCTCTTTAGTGGATATGTAGTGTAATTTTCACGCCATATCTGTAAGGAGAATTAACTATGGCTATTACTTCCGCATCGGGTGGATTTACAGGTACCAACTGGTCACCAGTAATCTATTCCAAACAGGCACAGATTGCTCTACGTAAATCTGCTGTCACAAACGCAATCACCAACAACTCATACTTTGGTGAGATTGCAAACCAAGGCGATGTTGTTCGCATTCAAAAAGAGCCAGACGTAACAGTCAACGCTCTAGAGCGCCATACAGCAATCGCAGTTGAGAAGCTTGCAAACGAAGACTTCTCACTAACAATCGACAAAGCTAACTACTTCGCGTTCAAAATGGACGACATCGAAGATCAGTTTGCAAACGTTGATTATGTTAGCCTAGCTGCAGACCGTGCAGCATATAAAATGGCTGACGCAATGGACGCAGACGTACTGTCTTACTTGTCAGGTCACACAACTGCAGGTGCTTTCATCACAACAACATCAGGTGATGCACAGCATGACACAGCAGGTAACCTAACAGGTGAATTCCTGACTGCGAACCACTTGGACGCTACAGACTTCAGCAGCTTGACAATTTCTGGTTCAGCTACTGCAGGGGATTCTATCCCACTAGCTCCACGCTTACCCGGCGCAACTGCGTTGTCAGCAACAACAGTATCTCCTCTAACAGTCGTCGCACGTATGGCTCGTCAGATGGATGTTGCAAATGTTGACTCACGTGGTCGTTGGATGGTATGTGACCCGGTATTTGTAGAAATGCTTAAAGACGAAGATTCACGTCTATTGAACGCTGACTTCGGCGGCTCAGGTCTACAAAACGGCTTGGTATTGAACAACCTACACGGCTTCCGTGTTTACGTTTCAAACAACCTACCATCAGCGGGTACTGGCGCAGGTACTTCAGGTACATCTGCACAGAGCACCAACTACGGTGTTATTGTTTCAGGTCAAGACGAAGCATGTGCTTCAGCGGAGCAGATCAACAAAGTTGAGAACTACCGTGATCCTGATTCATTCAGTGATATCGTTCGTGGTATGCACCTTTATGGTCGCAAAATCTTGCGCCCAGAAGCTCTTATCACAGCACGTTACAACGCTGCTTAATAAAGTAAACTTAGAGGCTGGCCCAGCGCTGGCCTCTTTGTACTTTAGTTAACAAGGACATTCCCTATGGCTATTACAACGGCAATGTGCAACAGCTTCAAGCAAGAACTACTTGGGGGTGTTCACGATCTGGATACAGATACAATTAAAATCGCACTTATTAAAGATGCCCCATCAGGCACATATAATGCGTCAACAACTAATTACAGCAACGTTACAGTTAACTCTGACGAAGCTTCTGGTACTAACTACACTACAGGCGGTAACACACTAGGTAGCGCAGTTATTACTCTTGATGGCTCGACAGCTATTGTAGACTTTGCAGATACAACATGGGCATCAGCTACAGTTTCAGCAGACGGTTGTATCATTTATAATGCATCACAAACGAATAGAGCTATTGCAGTAATTGACTTTGGTGGTACTAAGACTTCTACCAACGGTGACTTTACTGTTGAGTTCCCAACAGCAGACGCTTCTAACGCTATTATTCGTATCGCATAAGGTTTTAACTTATGGCCTTACTTCTCAAAGATAGAGTAAAAGAAACTACTACCACTACAGGCACTGGCGACATAACTCTTGCTGGTGCCGTAGCGGGGTTCCAAGCTTTTAGTGATGTACTCTCTGATGCAGATACTACCTACTATGCCATATCTAACAGAGATGCAGATGAGTGGGAAGTAGGGTTAGGTACTTATGATAGTACAGCAGGAACTATAGCTAGAACTACAATACTGGAAAGTAGCAATAGCGGTTCTGCAGTTAGTCTTAGCTCTGGCACTAAAGACATCTTTATCACGCTACCTGCTGAGAAAGCACTAGCGCTTGACTCTAACGATGATCTGAGTGTGGGTAACATCACTACAAGTGGGTACCTACGTGGACCTGCTACCTTCACTATAGACCCTGCTGCACACGGTGACAACACAGGTACTCTTGTAGTCGCAGGTAATTTGCAGGTAGACGGTACTACAACAACTATAAACTCTACTACTGTATCTGTAGATGATCTTAACATTACGTTAGCATCAGGTGCAGCAAACGCAGCAGCAGCTAACGGTGCTGGTATTACAGTAGACGGTGCGTCTGCTACCTTTACATATGATTCAGCTAATGATCGCTGGACTATGAATAAAGACTTATCTGCAAATATTGTAGGTAACGTTACAGGTACAGTATCATCTTTATCTAACCACGATACGGACGATCTAGCAGAGGGTGCTGGTAATCTCTACTACACCACCGCACGTTTTGACACGGCTTTCGCAGGTAAAAGCACATCAGACTTACTTGAAGGTAGTAATCTTTACTACACTACAACTCGATTCAACACTGATTTTAGCGCTAAGAGTACAACAGACTTAACAGAGGGTACAAACCTTTATTACACCACATCTAGGGCTAATACAGACTTTGATACTCGATTAGCTACTAAAGACACAGGTGACCTTGCAGAAGGTAGTAACTTATATTATACTGATGCAAGAGCAAATTCGGCTATATCCACCCGTGTGGATAAAACTTTTGTAGATAACCTTAACGTAGATGCTGATACTTTAGACGGGGTGGACTCTACTGGTTTTGAACCTGCAGGTACGTCACTAGCCTTAGCTATAGCACTAGGATAAACACATGGCAAATATCTTTAAAAACTACACATCAGCAAGCGTAGGCACTAGTGCTACTACAGTCTATACTGTACCTTCAGCTACTACCTCAGTTACTATTGGACTAAATATAGCTAACACAACAGGCGCACAGATTAGTATAGATGTTCAGGCTGCAGGAGCTTACGTTGTAAAAGGCGCACCTATACCATCAGGATCAGCTTTAAGCGTTCTAGATGGTAAGATTATCTTAGAGGCCACTGATACTGTAATTGTTACAAGTGATACAGCCTCATCAGCAGATGTTATTCTAAGCGTATTGGAGCAAACATAATGGGCGGCTACGTTGGTTCTAAAGCGGTAATATTAAGCACTACTGCTGCTGACGTAGCGGGTGATGCAGATATTGGCGGTAGCATAACAGTAGCAGGTACTGTAGATGGACGTGATATTGCTGCAGACGGAGCAAAGCTAGATGGTATTGAAGCTAACGCAAACGTAACAGACACAGCTAATGTTACTGCTGCAGGTGCTGTAATGGATAGTGAGCTTACTAGTGAAGCATCTGTTAAAGCGTTAGACCAAGGTGTAGCTACAACTGATAGTCCCTCTTTTGTAGGACTAACAGCAGATCAGTATAACAATGACGAGTCACTGCCAGATGTGCGCCCTAGCTTGTTGCTAGACTTTGCCAACAGCAAGACCCTTGATCCACGCATCACGTTTACCCGTGGCAGCACTGCGACTTA